ACCGTTATGTATTGTTGCAATTAAAATTTCTCCCCAATTATCTAAAGACCAATTTGCTGGATCTAGCGTAACAGTAGAAGTTGTTGAATTTTGTCCCCAGGCTATATAAAATTCTACTGAAGCTCCATCAGAATGAGCTGACCTTGTTCCAGCAACATCTCTAACAATATTATTTAAATTATTGCCTGTGATACCATTAAAAGAAATAAATTCTGCTCCTACTTTTATAGTTCCAGTTGTAGGAAAACCAGTGGTAGAAGTTAAAGTTATATCTGTTCCTGTACCACCTGTTCCATTAGTATCATCTAGTAATGCTCCATTTAAAGTTGTAGTAACTCCTGAAGCTCCACCAAAAGTAGCTGTTCCCCAACCATAGCCATAAGTTTGATTCAAAGGTCCGATAGGTTGATATGGGTGTACATCTAAAGTTCCATCGTTAGTTGCTCCTGTTCCTGTCTCTACTGTAGGCATTTTAATAGTAAAGGTATTTGTTGAAGGTACTGTTTGAACTTCAAATAAAATATCGTCAAAATCTGCTGCTGTGTAGTCGGTGTCAGGTGATGTAAAAGAACCTGCGTTTGCAAAAGTAATTATAGCACCTGCTAATACATTATGACTACTTGTTGTTGTAATAGTTACTGTAGTTGATCCGTTAACTGTTGTTATATTAGCCCCTGTAGAATAATTGTCTGTTTGTAAAGGTGTAATATCATAAAAAGCACCTTCATAATAAATAACTAATAATTTATCTGTACCAATTGCAGAATATTTTTTACCAGATAAGTCAGACCATACGTGTTGATCTCTAGCCGCACCTACTATAGATGCATAATTACCAGAAACTAGGTTTTTCCATCCACCTATTTTTTCTGGTTGACCATATCTAAATCTAACAAAGTCACCGTCAATCCATTGACCCATAGCGTCAGATTCTGTAGCTTGTTTGTTAAATCCTGGTCTTATTTGTACTTTTGTTAATGGCATAGCCGTATTATACACTATTTATTCTTGGGTATAAATATCGTCCATTCTAGCTTGGATATCAAATCATTTACGTAGACTTTAGTTAGTTTATTTTTCTTTATGTATTGATGAAGCTCTTCTAAATCTATAATTACCCATTTATTTTCCATTTCTAAAACCATTTTATCTGCTTTAGAATCTGTTCTACCTTTTTGAGCTGGGGTACCATCAGGAAGATTAAACATATCCCTTACATCAAATCTATAAAAAGCATTTTTGTCTTTTATAATACCCGCAATATTCCAAGATGTTTTTTCTTTTGGGTATTCTATGGCTGTAAGATATTTAGAAAATCTATCTACAATCATTTTTCTAAAGTTCCAGCTATTACCAATCTATCTTTTTTTACAATACCTTCTTCTGGTGTATGTAATAAATTCTCATCCCAAACTAACCAATTATTGGGTTTTAGTTTAATTTCAAAATTTTCAAACTTTGTTACAAGATCATTTTCGGTTAAATACATTAAACAAGAAATACATTCCCCGTGTTGATGCCAACTTTCTAAAGTCTTACTTCCTTTGGGAACAAAGAAAGACCATAATTTTTTTATATTAAAATTTAATTCTTTTAAAATTGACTGTTTAAATACATCGATTGATAAATGCAAATTTGCATTTGATTGATGTTTTGGATGAGTACAATTTATTTGTAAACAACATCTATTTTGTAAAGTATGATTAATTATTTTTTTTCTAAATTTTTGATTATTAACTTTTTTAATTATCTCTGATTGTTTTATAAAAAACATAAAAATTAAGAAACAATTAAATCTTTTAATTTTATCCTTAATTTTGCAATTATATTAGAATACTCTTCATTAATTTTTACTAAAGTATTAATATGAAGTTCATTTTTTTCAATAGTTTCTCTTAATTGTTTATTTAATTCAACTTCAGAAGCTTTAACCGTTCTTTCCATTGAGATATCGGTTTCAAGTTCTTTTATTTTTTCTTTTAATAAAACAACATCTTGTGTAGACATAAATTTTTATAATAAAACATTTTTTTGAAACCAGGCAGGAAGTCCTAAATGTGGCCTTGAATCAAATATATTATTTTTTGCTTCTTTGTTTTTAACATCATTATAGTGAAGAAAAACTTGACCACATTCATTTCCTGAAAATGGTTCTCTCCAATGTTCTAATTCTCTCCCTCTATAAATTAACATATCCCCTTTGTTAAGTATTACTTTAATTCCTTTATTACTGCTCACCATCGTAATATTTTTTCCATTTGGCACTCCAACATTTTTATTAGGTTCTAGAAATATTGGCCATTGATCTCCACCTAAATTAACGGTGGTAGATATTTCACAACTAAATCTATCTTTGTGTCTAGCTAACATATCTCCTTTTTTATAAAGTCTAACATAAGCATAGTTTGAAGTTAGTTTTAACTTAGTACTACTTTCCATAATAGGTAATAATTTTAAAAGTAATGTTTCCATTAAAGCATCTCCATACATTGCAAATGTATTTTTAACTTGAGTATCACCAAAAATTCCGTGCATTTCTTCATAAGGAGAAATGTATTTTTCTTTTAATAAAGTTTCACAAACTTGTTTTTTTAATTTTAAATATTGAAAAAAATAATCAGAAGTCTCAGTAGATATTACATTTTTTAAAATTAAATATTTATTCTTTTTAAAATTATTCTGTTCTTTATTCATTTTTACAAGTTATTCCTAAATGTATATATTTCGTTTTTTTATTTTTGTTAAAATCCCATTCTACATAAGAAGGAATAAAAAACAAGCTTCCACTAACTGCATTATATATAACATTTTTAGCAGCAAAAGTATTTAAAGTTTCATCTATAATTTTTAAATTTATTTTATTTTTTCTTGTATCTTTGAATTTTATGGGAAGTTTATCTAGTTCTGTTTTTAAAAAATATAAAAAAATAAGTTGATTATTTTCGTTTGGTTTTTCAATGGATATAGTATTAGACTTTATATCATAACCCATATTTTCTAATATTGTAGAACTTGTTTTTATTATCAATTCTTTAAATTCTTTATTTTTGTAAAAATAAGATTCTGTTCTTCTTAACCATTTATCATTAACAGTTGAATAAATAGGAGTACCGAAATATACTGCAAAATCTAAATTCATTTTTTATCTATACGGATATCCTAAATTCCACACTACTAAAGAATATCGTGTTCCTTTTTTTACAGGACAAACTCTGTGCCATACAAAACTAGGAAAAACTACAATAGAACCTCTAGGTAATATTTCTTTACATTTTTTTATATTATCTTTCTTACTAAATCCTGGATCATTAAAATTAAATTCAAGTTCTCCACCTTCATATTCAGAAGGATCAGATAAAGAACAAGTTACTGATAATTTTCTTATTTTGTTATGAAAATTAATATTCTCTGGATTATTATATGGCTTTTTTTCTGAATCACAATGCCAACCATAATATTCATTGGTAGAGTATTTTGTAAATTGACAAGATTCAGAATAATCCCATTCAAAATTCCAGCCAGCATTTCTATTTGCTTGATTTACATAAGGATGGATTTGATCATAAATCCATTTATCATCTAACCAACAAACTTCAGAATTTCTTTTCTTTTTTAAATCTTTAATTTCTTTTTTTGATAATGGATCTTTTAATAAATTTCTTTTGGAATGGCTTCCAACTAAAGCTAATGATTTTTGTTTTTCTTTTCCATATTTTAATATGTCATCACATATTTTTTTTGGAATAACAGATTGAAAATACCAATAATAATAATTTAATTGCATTCTTTTATTTATTTTTTTATTTCTTTATAAAATAATTATAATAATTTGTCTAGATTATATTAGGAGTTTTTTTAAGTTCTAACCAAAATTTTCTCTCGTGTTTCGAAGTAAATCATACCTTCAAATTAATGTCATTATAACTATCCTGAGAACCTAATTTACCTTTAATAAAAAAACTAGAACCAACTACAATTCTTTCATCAACTTCACACAATGCTGATTCGTGTCTTAAATGACCAGGGAATATAATAACGTCTCCTGCATTAACATCTATACGCCAGGAACCAGAATTATATATGTTGTATTCTTTTATGTCATATGAAAAATTAAAATTTTCTTGTATTCTTGATCTATCTAAATAAAATACTAATGAACATTTTTTAGCTTTAGCATAATAAACAGCACTAAAAATATGATTTGGATGAACGTGAGTGTGGTGAAATTCACCTTTTTTTTGTGAGGTAGACCAACTATTACAAATGTAAAATGAATTATTTATTTGTAAAACATTATTTTTATAATCTTCAAAACTATATAAAATTATTTTTTTTATATTTTTAAGTTGTTTATCCTCAAGTATGTGGCTTCCTTTGGATAGTTTAAATGTTTTTTTATTTTTAGTAAAATTTTGATTAATCTTTCTTAAATAATTTAATTCTTTTTCAGAAGCAATTTTATTTCCTTGAGAGAGATATATTGGATATCCAGCAAAATTTACAACGTATTTACTCATACCTTCTTAATTACCTGACCCGTGTTTATAGATTATTGCAATCTACGTAATATTACTGTAATAGTCAATAGAAGAAAGTTGACATAAAAAAATAAATAAAAGAATTATAATAATTTGTCTAGCTTAGTTCCCAAGTTTGATCAGTTTCATTCCAATTATACACTTTTCCATCATTAGGATAAGGGATAGGTGATATCCACGTATATTTTTCATTTAATGTCCAAGATGCATAAGGTTGTGGTGGTATAAAAGCATCCTTTTCTGGATCATAAGTATAATCTACACCAGCAAATCTTCCTCTAAAATTGTTATTATAAGAAGTCTGAACCCATTTAACTCCATCAGAAGATAAAGGTACTGTTGTTTCAAAATGTTTAGCAGCTTGTTCTGATTGATCGCCACCATTATTAGCAACATCATCATTACAACCTACTACTACTCTTAAAACTTTATTTTTATAATCTAATTCTGCAAAATGTGCCATATTAAGTTACCGTTAATGTTCCTGATACTTTAAAAATACAAACAACAAATTTTTCTCCATCTGAAACATATGAAGTTTTAATATTTGTTCCTGGAGATACTGAAAATTGACTATTTGCGGCAAAAGGTGCTCTAATTATTACTACTCCTGATCCACCGTTTCCTCCGCCAGAGTTATAAGCTGGGGGTGCGTGACCGCCACCACCTCCTCCGCCACCTGTATTTGCAGTTCCAGCTTCTGCTGGTAGTGCTGGGTCTACGGCTCCTCCACCATTTCCTCCGCCACCTGCTCCGCCTACTCCACCTGCGTTAGATATTGGATTATTTGCTGCACCATTTGCATTTCCTCCGCCACCGCCACCTGCGAAATATCTTCCTGGTGCTGGGCCTGAATCTCCTACTGAGGCATTATCATACATTAAACTTGGTGCTCCACTTCCACCTGCTCCACCATTTCCAGAACCGTTTACTGGGCTGGAAGGGGTAGGAGTGCCAACTGAGCCAGCTGCTCCTGAAGCGTTTTTTCCACCGCCGCCACCGCCACCCATTGTATACGATGGGCCGCCTGGGCCGCCTGAATTTCCTTCTCCGCCTACTCCAGATCCTCCTGAATTGAATGAACCTCCAATATCTCCATATGCAGATCCACCTCCGCCAGATCCTCCTGGACTTCCTGGAGTGGATGTATTTTCTCTAGTACCACCTCCGCCTCCAGTAGTTGATGTTCCGCCAAATGAAGAAGGGCTTCCATTAGGGCCTATGTCAATACCTCCTGGACTGCTTGCACCACCTCCAATAGTAATGGAATAAGGGCCTGGTGATAAAGGAATTAGAGAGCCTCCTGGAAAAGAAGTTTTCATTCCTCCAGCTCCAGCTCCGCCTCCTCTTCCTCCGCCGCCAGCTCCTCCGCCAGCAACAATTATATAATCTACTGAACCTGGATAAGGATTAATTACAGCACCGCCTGATGTTAAACCAAATCCTCCTGCGGCTCCTGCTCCTTTTGATCCTAAGATAGGCATCTTTCTAATATCCTCCTATTATGCAAACTGCGTTTGTGCTGCTAAAACAGTAAACGTTGCACTTCCTGTTTTTATAATAGTATATGTGTAAACGTCAATACTACTAGCATTACCTGCTGTTGGAGCAGATCCGCCTTGCCATTCTGGAGTTACTGAACTACCATCAATTGTAACTGCTGAATTATAATATGCAGTTCCACCTTGTTGAACTAGATGAGCTATTGTAACTGATTCACCTGTATCCATAATAGAATCTA